GTCCGCAATATCCTCCAAAGTTTGACTCATAGCAAGCAACGGAATCCTGCCCTGCGCACGCAACACGTTGATTTGGTCTTCCAGGTTCTTTTGCTTCTCAAGTGTTTGCAGAGCCGACTGGTCGCCTCTCCCAGCGAAGGCTGCCTCTTTTTCGCCTGGAATTTGCTCCTGACCAATGACTTTTTGAAACTCAGCACGAACGCCCTCGGGATCAAGAGAGATCTTTATTGGGATGACCGCAGCAGCAAACTCGGCCTTGGCGCGGTTCACCTCTCCGGCCCAGTCAAAGTGCGCTTGATTCATCGCGTCAGTCATTCCGCTGACTACTTGATTGAAATCAATGTCAAGACCAAGGGGTTTGAGGGCCTTTGCGGCCTCCCCGAGCTTTGCCTCCAGCTTTTCGGCCTGGATACCCAGACTGGTAAGCTCGGCCCTCGCAGCCGGGCTGATTGAGGGAGCTTGATGAATCTCCTTCATCCGATCGGTGATCACCTTAATCTGATCCGCGATGGCGCCGTATTCTTCGTTGATGTCCCCCGCCATATCAGCCACACCTTGACCGATCGCAGCGGACCTTTCCAGGCCCGAAGCGTGATCCTTATCAGCTTGTATAACGTCGAGGAGAAGGTCACGAAGCTCCGCGCCGTTGGCGTTCTCTTTTTCTCCCAGGGCTAATCGTTGTTCAGCGATTTTCGTACGCTGCTCACTAGCTTTGTTGAATGCGTCTTCCGATTTCGGGTCGGCGGTGATTTTTGCAGCCGCCTCATCTTGCTTCCGTTTGGCGTCTCGATGTGCTGCGTCCAAAACCGCAAGCTTCTCATAGTAGCCCTGTGCTTGTTTCAGCTTGTAGTCTAACACTCGGTCTTCAATGCTTTGATTGATGCCCGCGATGCGTTCGAGCGTCTTCTCTACGTTGCTCGCCGCGTTATCCGCAAAATTCTGAATTTCCGTCAAGCTTTCCTTATACAGATTGGCCAGGTTGTCGGCAGAACGCTCAAAAGCGGCTGTTGCACCCGCGATAGCATTGTCGCGGGTGGTGATCAGTTGATTCTCCAGCTTGTTGGCTTCCGCGTAGTGCTTTCGGGATGCTTCGGTAAGGACGTCATAGAGGCCACGACCGGCATCGGCTTGCTTCTTCTGAAGTTCGAGCCCCTCTTTCATCCCTCTCTTCACAGAAGTTGCATACCGGATGGCGGCTTTCTCGGAGGCTGTCCAGTTTCCGCCCACAACCTTGAACCCCGTTTCCAAGCCCTTAAACCCGTTGACGAGGCCCGATATGGCCGACGTAACAGCGGGTATACTCTCAGCGCCTACCCGAGTCAGAAGGTTGTCAAACTGCTGCATCGCCACAGTCAACCTCTGAGCATCAGACTTAGCGTACTCAGTCCAGGCCTCAGTGGCCTTCTTTGTGGCCCCCTCAATGTGCCCCAAGACCTCTGTCATGGTCTTGCCTTCGTCGGACATGATACCAAACACACCCGCGATGGCGCGGACATTTCGGAGCAACTCAGACATCTCTCCTGAGTTGTGGCCAGTTTCCTGCGCTAGCTTCTTCAGGACCCCTGTCAGGCCGCCGAATGTCAGGATGGCTTGACGCCCGTCCTCGACACCCCACTTCCTGAAGATCGCGCTCATCTCGGCGGTCGGCTTCAGCAATCGGGTGACAACGGCTCGCAACTGAGTGATCGCTGTGTCTGCACGAACACCCTGCCGAGTCATGGTCGCGATCGAAGCGGCTGTCTCTTCCCACGTTATTCCTAGCTTCGCAGTGAGCGGCGTCACGCGCCCAATGACGTTCGCGATCTCGCTCAGTCGCAAACGACCCTGTTCGACGGTCGCGAACAACGTACCAGCAACATGCTCAGCTTCCGATGCGGCCAGGTTGTAAGAGTTCATCACCGAAGACAGTGCATTCACTGCGTCACCGGTCTCGGACGCTGTCACCTTGGCGAGCCGAGCAGCTTCAGCCATGAACTGAAACGACTCGCCGGCCTCAACGACTTGGTTCGACAAGGTCTGATAGAGACCTTCCGCCAAGTCGGTCGGGGCTTGGCCGATAGCATCAGACAAATCAAGCACCGCCTTGCTGATGTCTTCGGAAGTTCGGGCAAGGGCGTCAATTGTTCGGACTTCTTCGATCGCCAGTCCAAGTTCGCGGGCGTTCTCGACCCCTTCCTTTAAGCCGGTAATGAGTGTGTTCAGGCCTCGAACGATAAGCTGAGTCTGTAGAACGCGGATGATTGTTTTCCAACTGACTCCAAACTCGTTGGCGGCCTTCGTGGCTTTTTTCGTCCCCTTTTCTACCTTGTCCAGCGCCTTCGCACCTGTGGCCGCACCCTGCATTTTGCCCAGCGCAGAATTCGCCCTGCCAAGGGCATCAGTCAACTTGTCCAGGGTCGTGATTGCCTGTTGGGCGTCAAAGCCAAGTTTCTGTCTAATTTCGGCCACTAGATTTTCCTCTTTTTCAGGTGTCGCCAGGGGTTGGGCAGCTTAGCCGTGTCGGCTATTTTGATCCACGCGGCTTGGGCTCGCGATTGGAAGTTGTAAGGCGTGAACCTTACTCTGTCGCTGAACGGCTGGGGAGGCGACCCTGCCGTGGCAAGATTGTACTCGTTGTAAGCAAGGTATCGGAGGTCGGTCTCGTACACGAAGCCAACGTACCCCTTCGCTTTGTTTTCGACCACCCCACTACCGGAGGCGGAGGATTTTCCAAGAGCGATCCTGTCTCTCTTCGCTTTGATAGGTCCGATGGGAATCGAGGTTCCGAGTTCTTGTGCCAGCTTCGAGAATGTCGCTCGCGAGGCCCCTGACCACGTCGGGATAGGCGTTTGATTGACAGCGGTGTCTATCCACGCCTGCCCCGCCTTCTCATTGATGTCTTGCAGATATTGCAGGAGGACCTTTGCATATCCTGCGGTATCAAAGCCCATCGCGTAGAAGGTGGTCTTGAACTTCATTAGAACCTCAGTGATTGGGACCTTTCATGCTCGGCGGTCTGATGATACGCGATGACGTCTGCCTGCGTCAGAGCATCCATGCTCTCCCACTTATCCTTCACTCCTGGTGGTTTTATGCCTACCGCTAAGCAGGCAGACCAAAGTGTGTATTCAGCCGTTCTATGTGGCGGCCAGAGGATTTTCCGGGCTACTCCCCCTGACCAAGTAGAAAATTCGCGCGTGCGGCCTTGATCTTGGCCTCGTCGAGAGAGTTGGCCTGCATAACCAAACCAACAATTCGGTTGGTCTCGACTTCCGAGAGGCCCCCGGCCTGCATCTCGTCATCCCACTTGAGCCATGTCGAGGGCGCGTCGACGTTCACTTCGTTCCACTCAATGTTGCTGGGCTCCAGGGACCGGATAATCATCAGGGCCCAACGCATGTCACTACGACGCGACAATGCCGCCTTGTAATCCTTGTCTTTGAGGTCCGGCTTGTTGCCGTCTTTCGTCTGAAGCATGGGCGCGACAGGCATGGGGCACTTCTCGTCGAACTCTTCCGCAATCGAGACGGCGACCGCCTTGATCGGAATGTCCCCTTTGTCACGGGGGAGGACGAGCAACGCTTCGCTGGTAGTAACTTCAACACCACTGATTCTCATAGTCGGTCTCCTAGTTGAGGTGTAAGGAAATGAGGTGCCTAGCGGAGCGACAAAGGTCACTCCGCTAGACAAAAGGTTTTCAGCTTCAGCACTCGGCGTCATCCGACCGAGTCACGGACGGCTCACTGATGTTGCAACGGCCACCCACGGCGATCGTGGCCTCGCCGACATCGAAGTCCAGGGACTCGTAACGGAAGTCGGTAAACAGGACATCCTCGTCCTCGTCGGTTCCGCACGGGACACAATGCTTCACAAGCACGTCGACCGCGTAGGGCTCGCACAAGTCGTCCGAACTCGACACCCACTCGGCTGCCTCGCCCTGTTGCTTCAGGGCGTCGGTCGCAGTGATGGTCTGGCCAGACTGAGTCTTGATGTACTCGTAAACGAACTCCAACGACATCTCGACGGGCTGCTCGTCGGCTTCCTTGACCGTATCGAGGTCACCACGTTCGCGAAGGTATTCGTACTCCTTTGCTTCGGTCCAGGTCAGGTTGCCTTCGCCAACCGCGATCTCAATCCGCTGGCTGATGAACGTGACGGCCCCTTCAGCGTTGCCGCTGTTGTAGGTGCCGACGCCCAGAACGGGAGTGATGTTGATCGTGTTGGTCGTTTCCACCGTGACAGGGTCTCGGGCCGTCACGGTATGAACCGTGTTGGCCGTCTCGCCGCTGATGTACAGCCGAGCCCCGACGGGAATTGCGTCGGTGACGGCCGTGTTGAGAACGACGGTGTTCACGTTGAGCGTAACGTCGTTCGCGGTTCCGTTCGCGGAAAGGTTGCCCGTTCCCGCAAGACCATCCTTGATATAGATGGTCGTGTCGCGCATCTCAATTCGCGCCATTATGGTTTCTCCTTATGGGGATTGAAAGTTCATGCCGTACAAGGCATCCATTTCGGACTGTCTGATACGGGTGTCCTTATCGAGTTGCCCGAAATGGAAAACTCGAACTGCTTCGTTTCGCCCTTTGTGTACTTGGAGGCACCCTATGAGTGCTCCATCATCCTCCGGACCATCACCTTTCTTGTAGATCGGAATCGGCTGCAACATCTCGTTCGCAAACACACCAGTCCACTGAAT